CTACATCGCCGTATGTTTCCCCAGTAAATGCTGTTTTGACACAAGGTGCAGTATAGGCTTGAGGCGGATAAATATATTCTGGTTTAGTCGTGATTTTATTCGTGCAAGCGGTCAAGAACAGACTGAGGCAAACGAGTGTGAGCACAAGGTTGAGTCTTAATGATTGTTTTAACTGATTCAGCATTTTCTGTTGCTATCCTTTCTATTTCATTATTACGCTCTTGTTGCTCAATAATGGCATAACGCTCTTGTTGTAACGCAAGACTTAATGATTTGTTAGCATCTTCTTGTTGCTGGATAGTATTTTCTTGTTGTTTTGTCGTTATTTCCAACTCATCTATAACGCTAGATTGGTAACGCAATGCACCAATCAAAACCACGACAACACCCGCTAACGCCATGTAAATGTACTTAGTCATTATCCGTTACCATTAATGCTCGATAGAGCTTGCAACGCTCATCAATGCCATTTAATCCACCATTAATTCTTCGAGTTACTTTCTCTACAGAATTAAGGTCCGCCAATTCACAGCATTTCCAATACCAAATGGCAGTTTTAACAGATAAATCTAAATTGCTTGCCACATCTTCTGGCTCAATGTCTCTACCTAACCATTTTCTAAATGCGGCATAATTATCCTTACCTGTAATCTGAATCAGTCCACGACCACGATACTTCCAGCCATCTCCACTTTTCTCATCGCCATTACCTAGACGATTAGCATAAACACGATTGGCAATAAGTTCAGGTTTGCGCTCATATTTCTTCGCTATAAGAGGGTCTGGGAAATATTTACGGAAAGTTTTAGAAAGCCCAAGCCAAGAATAATTTAAATTTTCTTTAAATCTTGTAAATCCGCCACTTTCATGTCCACATTGAGCCAAAAACATCGCTTGCTGCATCTTATTCACACAACCTGCTTTTTCTATCTGCGCCGAAATAGCTTGATAAACACCTTTAACTGCGTGTGGAAAAATTTTATTAAATGTCACTTCGGAAATCATCATTGTCATCTTTTTCAATTCTCCGATTAATGAATTTAAATAAAAACTCGCGAATTTTTTCAGTACCAACAAAACCAATCATCGTGCCAAGAAATGAAGAATATTCTGTATGCCCAAATAAATGCGTACAAATTGGCACTGCAACACCCGCAATGGATGCACACATAGCCGCATCAATTAAAACATAACGAATAGCTGGCTTTTTACGCATAAACCCAAATCTTAAAAGAGAAATAAATAACGCCCAAAAAGCACTCTGTGCTGAGCTAGAACTAAGATTTGTTTGCAACCAAGACCATATTAACGCCCACACATCAGGCTCTTTAATTGGCATATATTTTCTCCCGCCTGTTCTTTAGGCAATAAAAAAGCCCCGACCGTTTCCGATCAGGGCTGTAAAATTCTTTCTTGCGTTTGCTATGCACTAAAACCGCAATATAGTACATATGATACACTTTTAGTGTGCACTGTCAAGCGGTTTATGAAGTGCGGTAATTAGTGATGACGTGTCGCAAATATACCCATCGCAATCTTGGTTTAAATTGAGTTCGTATGCTGCCCATAACAACGCCACCGCAAAGAGAATTCTGAACATAATGTATCCTTTTTCGTGAATTTGAGGTGTAAAAATCCGCCACACGGTAAAGTGCGGTCGGATTTTCCGTTGTTTTTAGAAGTCGATTTTGACTGCTTTTGGATTAAAGCCTCGCAAGTGTTTTAATACACGCCAGTTTGTCATTTGGTCGATGTCAAAATCACTTGTGATGCGGTTTAAGATTTGATTGGTAGAGCGTAGCACGCTTAGATACTCGTAAGCCTGCCCGTAGATTTGTGAACTCATATTTGAGCCTAAAACTCTAAAGGCTTTTTCGATATGTTGGAATGTGACGATGCCACGCATGAAAGCGAACCACAACCAAACAAGCTGTTGAAGTTCATACTCGGTAAATTCAAAACTGAATTTCTTTTCGGGTTCTGGCAAGGCGAGCTGTTGCGGTTGAAGTTGATATTTTCCTGTTTTACGAATTTGCGGAAGAACTTCTTCAAATACCCACGCTTCAAATGGTTCAGCTTCTGGTTTACGAGATTTGATGATCAGACGGTAAAGATTTGGTTCATTGATAAAGATCGCTTCCTTTCTACCGCTTGGATAGCTGATATAGCGTTTTGCTATACCAGCTTCTTTACAATGTTTTTTCATTGCATCAGGCGCATTTACATAACCGAGAATATCGCACACATCTGTGCCACAGAACCAAATTTCACTATTAGGATCGGTAATCGTGCGAACTGGGGAATTTTTGAAATTAAATATTGAGAATTGGATTTGAGTAGTCATCTTGATTTCCTTTTGATGGAAGCCCCCGATAAATCGGGCGTTCGACAGCTCAAAACTGGTCAAGAATCCAGCGGACTTATTCCCTTTCGGTATTGTATTAGTCGCACTGTCGAACATTGATTGATAATTTTCTTTTTATGCGTTGTAAGTCTTAATAGCAATAAAACAAACAAGGTAAATTTTACGCATAAAAAAATCACGCTGACGGGGTGAGTTACCGTTCTTGATAAGGCTTTTGAGACCTTGAATAAAATAGTAGAGGAAAATTTTGAGAATGTAAAGCATAAAATAATGCTTTACTTAAATATAATTTAGCATTATGCTAATAAAAGTTATAAATAAGCAATGGAGCAACATATGGTTTCTACCTCCTTAACGGCTGAAAAACGTAAAGAACGAGCCGAGAAAGCAGCGTTAGCACGCTGGGAACATAAAAAAGCACTAGAAGAACTCCCTTTAGCTATTCACGAAGGCGTATTAAGCATTGGTGATAAATCGCTTGATGTGGCAGTGCTTCAAAATGACTTACGCATTATTTCAAGTGCTTCTGTTTTTGAAGCATTAGATCGCCCAAATCGTGGTTCTCGTGGTGGCGCAATAACAGAAAACGAAGAATTGATCAAACTCCCTGCGTTTATGGATGCAAATAATCTAAAACCATTTATTAATCAAGATGTTATAGATGTGATCAAAGGGGTTAAATATCGCACCAAAGACGGTAAAATTAAGGAAGGATATGATGCGACTATTTTACCTGTCGTGTGTGATATTTATCTACGAGCACGTGAAGAAGGGGCGTTGGTTGGTAAGCAACAAAACACCGCCCAAAAAGCAGAAATTCTAATCCGCTCTTTAGCCAAAGTGGGCATTGTGGCATTAGTGGATGAAGTCACCGGCTATCAAGATGCACGAGCCAAAGACGCACTCGCAAAAATTTTTGAAGCCTTTGTCGCAAAAGAATTACAACCTTGGGTTAAAACCTTTCCTTTAGACTATTACAAGGAATTATGTCGTTTATATGGCGTTCAATTCCCTCCGAAAAATAATAATCAATTTCCACAATTCTTCGGGCATATTACAAACAACGCCGTGTATGCCCGACTCGCTCCAGAGTTATTACCAGAACTCAAAAAATCGGCAAGTAAACAAGCAAAAAAAGTAAAATTACACCAGTTTTTAACGGAAGACGTAGGGCACCCTAAATTGCGTGAACATTTATCTTCTATCGTTACACTTTTAAAGCTATCTAAAGATAAAGATAATTTTTATGAAATGTTAGATAAGATACACCCCAAACTCACACTTCAGGAAGGACAAGAATAGAAAGAATACCTACCCTTGAAATAAATGCGGTCAAAATAGACCGCACTTTTCAGGCAATAAATAAACATTGCTTGCCTTCTGTTGATAATAGCAATAAAAGTGATGTTTTTACCGTTTTCAATCGATTGAAATATTCACGCCGTGAAATATGTAAATATCGCCAAATTTCTTGTTTTTCCCATCTCTTGATATAAGTCAGAACGAATACATCATAAAGTTCTGGTGTGACTTTTCTAATTACACCAAGGTAGCCATCAATTTCCATGCCTAATTCATCGCTTATAGGACGCATACGATATTTTTCAGCATAACGAGCATCACATTTCATCTCTGCAAACCCTGCGGCTACACGTGGAAATTCAGTCTCATAACGAGGTGTAGCCCAATAACCAAATTCAACTGAAATCACATCAATATTCACGTAAGCTCCTTAATTTTTGCCTTGTAATGCTTAATCATCGCCTTGCAATCTTAAATCTAAGCTTATTCCAGTAGATTTCACTTCAAATCTATTTTTATACTTAGTAGTAGTGTGCTTAACTGCTGCATTTGGATGTGTTGAACTTGTCTCAAATAATGCTCTTTCTATGCTCCACCCATCTCTAATTCTTCTCAAGATTGTATTCCCAGCTACTGTTACGCCATCTTGTCTAGCCCACTCAGCTGCTGTCATTGTTAATCCATTAAAAGTTATTTTAGAATGACCTTTGTGTGTATATTTAGGTATTAATGTGTGACTTCTCATTACGTTACAAGCTCGGCAAATTGGTCTAAGGTTTTCTAGCGTGTTGTTGGTAATGTCATTATCAATATGATCGATGTGACAACTGCTCCAAGTTAGCTTGCAGCCACAAAGCTTGCAGTTAGGTAAATTATTTTGATAAATGCTATAAATCACAAATCTATGCTCATAAACATACCCATCGCTCATTGCTAATTGGTGTCTTGGTTCGAAAATTAACTGATAACCCTTTCCATTGTGTCTTCTGTATTTTCGGATTGGTTTCGGAAGAAGATCATAAGTTCCGTTTCTCATAAATCTAAAATAGTGCATTTGGCAAACGCAATCAGCTTTATACATAGCCTCTCTGTTGCAACCATCAATCTTGCATTTCATTTTCTAATTCCTTGTTCTTCAATCTGTATAGTTTTAGCATTTCTTTAAGCTCAGAAATTTCCCATTTTTTAATTCGATGTTGATTTTCTTCCAACCACTCAACCTCTTGCTCGCCAATCTTCTCGACTAGTCTTGGTCTATATCCATGTATATTTCCGCCACCTACGAAAAGATTGCATCTGATACAGCCAGAATGGATATTCCTCTCATCAAATCTTAAAAATGAGCTTCTTCCCTGCGGAATAAAATGAGACGCTTGAAAACTAGGTTTCCATACCGTTCCACAAGCAATACAAGGTTGTCCTTTATCTCTCAATCTTATAAATTTATTTACCTCTTTTTGAAGAGCTTTTAGCCAATGCCCTCTCACCATCTAGTAATCTTTTTTTACGCTCTATCTGTTCTTGTTTTTCCGCTTTCTTTTGCCTTTTTCTTGATTGTTCTCGGACTAATTTAATCGCACATTCAGGCGAGCAAACTTTTTGTGTTGAGCTAAAGGTTTTTACAAACGCTTTGCCACAAACTTTGCATTTATACTCTTTCGCCATTAGCCAAACACCATATTAAACATTACCCAAACTGCCGCAATCAAAAGTACAATTTTTAACTCCAAAATCTCATCATCGTTTAAGCGTTTCATTTAAATCCCCATCTATCGTTAAATCTCACGCCATTTTGCACGCCCCAACTGGTCACATACTCGATTAGGCTCGCCATTCTGCTCACGCTCATTTGAGCCGAACTTTCACGGATATTCACAAATTCCCCCTCAAGACCTGGCACAACATCTGCTTTTTGGTTTGTGGCGATTGCGTGACCCGAAATGAACAATACCTTCCATTGCTCCATTGTGAGCTTACGCCCCATAAATTCAGCCTGATTTGCAACATCTTGGCACATAGCGTGAAACTTGGCATTTTGCTCAAGGTTGCGTGTTATTGGTTGGATTTTGACTACCAACGGATTTTTATCGTCCGTTGGCAGTTCCTTGATTAAATCCAAGCAATTATTTTTAATGCGTTGATCACGTAAAAAGAAAGGTTTGTATTGGCTCATAACATCATTCCCAACGCTTAAATAACATCGCAATACTCATTCTTTGTACTCCACGCCTAAATCTTCCAACCCAAAATAACCACAAGATTTTGTTCGATTTACTGCACTGAATTTGCTTACCTGCGGAAACGGTATCGGCTCAATTAAGTGACCGTTACAGCGAAAACGATCGTCATCCCATTCGCTGCTCGATATA